AGCCGGACACCGAGGGCGACGACGTCCACGAGCCGGAACCTGACTATACATCAATAACCGCCAGGGCCCGCGCCCTTTTGGCAAAAAACAACATCTAACCATGAGAAATTCGCAAGAAATCTCCGCCAAGCTCGACGCCAAACTGCGTGAGCTCGAAGCCTGCCAGGATGCCGCGCAGCGTAAGACTCTGGCAGAAGAGGCCGACCGGCTCACCCGTGAGCTCCAGGAGGCCCAGATCGAGGAGGCCGCCCGCAAGGCTCTCGCCAACCAGCGCGTCCTCACTCCGAATGAGAAGGAAGAGCTGAAGAGCTTCTCCATCTCCAAGTTCCTCCGTCAGGCCGTCGCCGGCAACCTCGACGGCATCGAGGCCGACATGGCCAAGGAAGGTAAGGACGAGTTCCAGCGCAGCATGCCCGGCGCAGCCGAGGGCGTGTTCCTCCCGTCCTTCCTGCTCCGTGACGTCCGCTACGACTACACCAACGCTTCCGAGTCCGCTTACGGTCAGGCGTTCATCGAGCAGACCCGCCTCACTTATGTCGACGCCCTCCGGAACGCGATGCTCGGCACTAAGCTGGGCGTCCGCTATCTGGACGGTCTCGTCGGCAATGTGGCCTTCGTCAAGGCCGGTGGTGCCACCGCCGCGTGGTATGCTGAGGAGGCCCAGGCCTCCAAGGGCAAGCCCGCTTACGCTAAGGTGACCATGTCCCCGAAGCGTCTGCAGGTGATTCAGGGCGTGACCTACGACCTGTTGCATCAGTCCAGCCTGGCCGTCGACCGCCTCATCATGAGCGACCTCACCCAGGCCCACGCCTCCGCTCTCGACGCCGCGATCTTCAACGGCTCCGGCTCCAGCGGTCAGCCTACTGGCGTCCTTGCCGCGGCCAACACCAACAGCATCGCCATCGGCACTAACGGTGGCCCCATCACCTACGCGCTGCTCGTCCAGATGGAGACCGAGGTCGCCATCGACAACGGCCTGCTCGACAAGCTGGCCTACGTGTCCAACGCGAAGGTCCAGGGCAAGCTCAAGACCATCCCGCAGATCGCCGGCTACCCGGTGTACCTCATCAACGACGGCAAGGTGAACGGCTATCCGTTCTTCATGTCCAACGCCATCCCGAGCAACCTGACCAAGGGCTCGACCACCACGGCTTGCTCTGCCGCCATCTTCGGTGCCTGGAGCGAGGTCTTCGTCGGTGGTTGGGGCGGTCTCCAGTTCATCCTGGATCCGTACACCGCGAAGGACAAGGGCGTCCTGGAGATCAGCGCCGCCGCTTACCACGACGTCCTCGTGCGTCGTCCGGAGGCCTTCTGCAAGATCGTCGACATCACCACCACCTAATCGCCTGAGCCATGACCGAGAGAAACCCTGTCGATATGAGTGCCAATGGACTCCTTCAGGAGTTCAAGCGGCATATCCGCATGACGTCCGATGACCTGGATGCCGAGCTCTATCAGAAAATGATGGCCGCCGTCCAGCATGCGGAGCATCATATCGGCAAGGTGATCCTCCGGTCCGAGTTCATCGAGACGGTGCCTTTCACCACCACCCTCACCCTCAAGGTCCCCAATACCCAGATGGTGGGCCTTGAGGTTGACGGGGTGGCCTCCACCGACTACGTGCTCAACGGGAAGGTCCTTCAGGTCAACGGGACGGGCAGCCAGATGACGGTGAGATACATCGCCGGCTATGAGTGCATCCCCTTCGACATGAAGTCGGCCATCCTGATGGACGCGGCTTCCCTGTTCAACAATCCGACGGACCACGTGGAGACCCTGACGAAGGCGTCGCAGAACCTGCTCCGTCCTTACCGGAGTTGGGGGCTGGACGATGGAGAACAAGTTTAACATCGGCCAGATGGATACGCTTGTGACGCTGTATGCGCCGCAGGTGAGCCTCGGGACGGAAGGCGAGAAGAAATCCACCTACACCGTCCATTCGAGCGTATACGCAAAGGTGGACAGCGAGGTCTCCGACCAGCTCGACTTCGACAACTATGACGGCCGGGACAACGTGTCTCTGACTATCTACAAGGTCCGAGGGATGAACACCGCCTGGCAGGTCGAGATCTCCGGCAAGCGTTACGAGGTCCTTTCCATCGATAGCATCTCCCGCGTTTCTCCCGTCTGCGTGGTCTCCCTTCAGTCCGTTGACTGACATGCCGACCGCCATCCGCATAGAGGGGCTGGACGAATGCCTGAAGGAGCTCGACCGGATGCCGCAGAACGCGCTGAGGATTACCGAGGCGGCGATGAAGGAGGCGGCGCAGCCGGTGGCGAAGAAGGTCCGGTCCGGAATGCCGAAGGAGTTCCGCCGGCTGATCAAGGTGAAGGTCGTTAAGGCCGAGCGGAGACTGAACGGTAATTCCACGGTCATCATCGGCGCCTTCAAGCGGAAGAAGCAGTCCGACAAGGAGGTCAATGATTGGTTCAAGGCCTATTGGCAGAACTACGGAACCTTGCAGCACCGTGACCCCGGTCACGAGTTCGTTTTTCCGATTAAGAAGGGAAACCGCCGGCGCCGGAACAATGTCGGCCAGGGCCACAAGAACTTCTTCGACGACGCCATCCGCGGATGGGAGCAAATGATTTATGAAAATTTCGTCGCTGCTTTGAAAAAGCGCGAGAATGACTTACTGAAGTGATATGAAGGAGAACATCGGTTCTACGTTGAAGTCGCTCTGCTCGAGTCAGCAGACGCCCATCACTCTCTTCCTTTCCGAGGCTGAGAGTGAGAGCTATCCTTATGCGGTGTACGAAGCCGATTATACTCCCTACTATGACAAGGACGGGGTCTACAAGATTGTCGCGGACGTTTCGGTCCGGGGCTATTCGAAGGACCACGTCGAGGCTGAGAATCTCGCTTCCTCCATCGACGAGTTGATCCTTGCGAATTTCGCTTCCGGCGGCTACACGGTCCGCCAGGTCTCGCAGCTCAAGAAGGAATGTCTTCAGGAGACTTGGTCGGTCGGATACCAATATCGCATAACCCAATTTAGAACTACAGCATCATGACAGAAGGTTATAACATCCGAGTCAAGGTCAACAACAAGTACCTGATCGGCGTGACTTCCGACGAGGTGTCCGTCTCCCCCAACACGAAGGAATCCATCACGAAGGAGGATGCGGGCGTCAAGCAGGAGGCTGTCGTCAGCAACACGGTTACGTTCAATGTCGCCGGACTCATCGACATGACCGGCGGCGACTCCACCATGCTGGACAATGACGACATCCTCGAACTGGCCACCAAGACCGGCGACGCCGCCGTGGTGGACATCGACTACATCCGCGGTGACGGCACCGCGTACACCGGCACCGGCATCATCACCGGCTACACTGAGACTAACCCGGCAGACCCCGAGGAGGACCCGACCTACAGCCTCACCATCGAGAGCGAGGACCTCGAAGAAGCCGACTAATTTACACTGAGCTATGGCAAGACAAGGAGGTTTCAACGTATACCTGACCACCAGCAGCAAGACCTTCGTCGGCGTCACTTCCGACGAGTTGTCGGTGGAGCCCAACACCAAGGAGTCCATCTCGAAGGATGACAACGGTGTGAAGAACAAGCGCGTGACCGGTCACGTCTTCAACTTTACCGTCAACGGTATCTTCGACGTGACGGACAGCACGGCCAGCCGCCTGAACAATGACGCCATCTTCGCCCTGGCTATGGCGAAGACCCCCGTCTCCATCGTGTACGAGCGGGGTAACGGCGTGAACTACTCCGGCTCCGGCATCATCGCCGGCTACACCGAGAACACGCCCGCCGATCCGGACGAGGACAGCACCTACTCCCTCCAGATCCGCAGCCGCAACCTCACCAAAGTAACGACCACCCCGTAGTATGGACACGATCGTCATCAATGGAAGCGAGTGGGCCGTTGAGGCCAACTGGAGAGCTATCACCGAGTACCTCAGGTCCGTCGGTAAGGATTCGCTCGAGGCGGTCTCCGACGTGATCACCCTCTCTCCCTCCGTCATCGGTGGCCTGATGGCCGCCTGCATCAACGAGGGAGAGCGGAAGGCCGGGAGGGACCGGAGGGTTACTGCGGACCTTCTCGACGACCTGCGCCCCGTCGAGGCCACGAAGGTCGTGAACGAGTTCGTCCGCATCTACCTCTCCCAGTCCGCCCCCGAGCTGCCGGAGGAGAAGCCAAAAAAAGAAGAGGCCCAGTAGAAGTCGCCTATCCGACCATCGGACAGGTCCGGGGTTGGGCCTTCGGATTGCTCCACATGTCCCGGGAGGACTTCTATTCGATGAGGATGGGAGAGTTTTTCGAGGCGATGGATGCTTTCCGGAAGGAAGCGGAGGGCGGCCGTATTCACATGGGCAATCTCGTCAGGGGGCTGTGCATCCGGGTGTTCAACCTGTTCGTGGCGAAGAAGGACCGGGTGACTGACGCGAGGAAGTTCTGGCCGATGCCCTGGGACGAGCCTGACGAGGACGTAGCGGTCGACGTGGCGAAGAGGCTTTCCGGTATGAGCGACCAGGAACGCCAGGAAAAGATTAACGAATTTTTGACAAAGATAAGACATGTCGGCAACCCAAAACCTTAAGACAGTATTCGAGGCTGATACCCGAGACCTCTCCCGGGGCGCCAAGCAGGCGCGGAAGGAGCTGAAGGACTTCGGGAAGACCAGCAACGAGGTGGCGTCGAGCATCGGTGATGCTTTCGGCGTGGACCTTGACAAGCTCAATCAGCTGTCGAACGCCACGAAGGAATGGGGCCGGAAACTGACCGAGACGGGGCGGGAGTCCGATGCCGCCTTCGGTAAGATCCTCCAGAATCTCGATGCCACGAAGGTCGCCATAGCCGGCCTCGGGATAGGTGCCGCGGTCACTGCTTTCAAGCTGCTCAACTCCGAGGCTGAGGCCTTCAAGAACACGGTCGCCGGTGCGAACATCGAGATGCAGACGGCGGCCTACGTGGCCACCTATACGCAGGCCCTTCACGACTTCAATACGACGACCGGCCAGAGCGTCGCCCAGTTCGAGGCGAATTGGAAGAAGACCAGCTCGAGGATCTGGGCGAACTTCAAGCAGGACTTCGTCAACGCCATGAACGGCAACATGAGCGTCGGCCAGGGCCTTCTCGGTCCGGTATGGGGCTCCGTGTTCGGGAACCGCGAGCAGCGTGGCGCCGCCGAGGCGAAGGCCAGCCAGGCGGAGCAGATCGCCGGGCAGATGTTCAGCCTCACGCGGCAGCTGGCCGCCAAGAGCGTCGAGTGGGCCGAGACCGAGGCGCAGATCGCGGAGTACCGCCGCATAGCGAAGGACGACACCGCCGGCCTTGCCGCGCAGACCAACGCCATCGCCCAGGCGACGAACCTCATCAACCAGCGGTACAACGAGGAGTACAATATCCGGAAGCAGATGTCCGACCTCCAGACGCAGATGGTCGGCCTCACGAACTCTTCCGTCCAGGAGGAGGACAAGATGTACCAGCTGCAGAAGCAGACGGCCGACGTCCTCCGTCAGAAGGAGACGATGATCAAGTCCCTGAACAGGGACCAGAAATCCATAAACGCAGCCGTGGCCGCTGAGGCGGCGGAACGGCGCAAGGCCGCCGAGGCGCTGAGGAAGGAGCAGGAGGTGATGGCGGCGCGGGCCGTGCAGCTTGCCTCGCTCACGATCAGCGGTGGGCCCACCATCCAGACGCCGAATCAGGTGGCCGGTCCGGAGATGAGCATCCTGCTTCATCCCAAGATTGACCCGAAGGAGGCCGTCGACATCTCCGAGGAGCTCGCCTCCCTGATCGAGATGAGTGCGGCGAACGTGTCCGAGTCCATCGGTTCCCTCATCGGCGACCTCGTCACCGGCGGGGACGCCTGGGCGAACTTTGCCAGCAGCGCCCTCTCTGCCTTCGGAGACATGGCCATCTCGGTCGGTAAGATGGCGATCGCTACCGGTGTGGCGACGCTCGGTATCAAGAAGGCCCTCGAGTCCCTTAACGGTTACGTGGCAATCGCGGCCGGTGCTGCCCTCGTAGCACTGGGCGCCGCCGTGAAGACCGGCCTGTCCAACATCGCCGGAGGTAACTACTCGGCGAGTGCGAGCGTCGCCGGCAGCGGCAACTACTCCAGCAGCGGAGGCGGCTACGAGACCCGGGATGTGAACGTACAGGTGTCCGGCACCCTGCAGGCGAACGGTGACCAGCTGATTGCCGTCATCAACAACACCAACAAGAAGAACTATTACACCGGAGGCTGATGGCATACGGAGCTAAATATAAGTTCAAGTTCGAGGACATCCACGGCGTGACCTTCGAGGTCCGTTTGCTGGAGAAGGACTACACAGGGAGCGTCACCTGGCGCGCCATGGGCGGCTCTCCGGTCCTCCGTATGCAGCAGAGCGGTCCCTTCCGGTGCACGAGCTGCGACCTCACGCTGGAGTGCCTGGTGGACGGGGAGTACGCCTTCCTCTATACCAGCGACCCGCAGGAGTACAAGATAGTGATCTATCGTGAAACCGCCGTCATCTGGCAGGGCTTCGTCGCCACGGAGCTCTACAGCGAGCCGGACATCGCCCCGCCTTACGACGTGAGGGTCACCGCCACGGACGGCATCGGGGTGCTCAAGGAATACGATTACGTTCCCTACGGCGCGGCCCGAAGAGTGCGTGAGCAGATTCAGGGGCTTCTGGCGAAGACCGGGCTGTCCCTGGACTTGAATTGCATCTTTTCCATTCACGAGCACG